GAGCGCACAACGCATGAGTTGTGGGGCCGGCTGAAAGCCGGTCCCGCACGAACGCCAGGTTCGGCGGTCACGACCACAGGAGGCAGCATGGAAAATGTTTTGGATGTGCGAGGCGGCGCGACACTGCGCCAGATACGGGAGATGGCCGGCAGAGCAATGCTGGATGGCCCGCACGACTACGCAACCGAGGAACTGGAAGGGCCGTTGCTTGATTTGGCTGTAGCAAAGGCCGTTGGGCTTGGCGCGGTGATCCACAAGGTAGACAACGCGATAGCGCCGTTTTTCGAGTGCTGCGTGCTGAACGGGTGCGGGCGGTTGCAATACCAGTACACACCCTCGCGGGGGTGGTGCCAAGGCGGCCCGCTGGTTGAGGAACACCGAATCAGCCTCACCGAACGCGGCGACAAGTGGGCGGCTGACGTGATGGGCGGATGGGTAATTGAGGCCGCCACCCCGCTACTGGCGGCGATGCGCGCACTTGTGGCCCGGAAGCTCGGCGCTACGGTGCGCATGTGACGCCGAACGCAAAAGTCAGCGGCGCCGGAACGGCGTCCGCTGGACTGCCGGGTTCGACGACGCCAGGCAACAACGGAGAGAAAGCATGAAATTCGAGATCATCAACCCTAGCGACGCCTGCACGATGTACGCACCGGACTTGGAGGTAGCGGCGGTGGCTGTGTCATTCCTCGGAGACGGGAAATACCCGCTGGAAGGACTCGACGACGCAGCCGGTCAGGGCGTTCCGGCCTTTCTGTTTGGCGGACACGACGAATGGTTTTCCGCGAAGTTCGGGATGAGTTTTCAGGACACGGCAGAGCATGTGCTGAACCACCGAAACGAGGAACTGGCAACGGCGCTCGACAGCGTGATGTTGCGCGGTACTCGGTCTTCGATGAATGACATCGCCGGCCGTGCCAGAGCGCTGGCGCAGGCGGTGCGGCGGAAGGTGTCGTCGAACGAAGGATAGAGCAATGACGCATGACATTCTCGCGATGCCGCGCTGGCGGAGCGACGCGCCGTGACCAGATACCTCGATTATCTGCGGGCGAAGACGCGCGACACCACGTCGGCCGGCATTGCGCCCGGCGCTATCGAACGCTTCGCCATGTTCCCGCATCAACGCGATCTTGCGGCATGGGCTCTGCGTCGTGGGCGCGCGGCGATCTTCGCGGCTACCGGACTCGGGAAGACGCGGATACAACTCGCGTGGGCGCAGCGCGTGGCCGAGGAATCGGGTGACGTGCTGATCCTAGCGCCGCTCGCGGTCGCAGATCAGACGGTCACGGAGGGCGCGTCGATCGGCGTCCAGGTCCGCCACGCGCGCGACAAGTCGGAGCTTCAACCGGGCATCAACATCGCCAACTATGAGCGACTGCATCGCTTCGACCCGGAACAATTCGCGGGTGTCGTCCTCGACGAGTCGTCGATCATCAAGCATCACGACGCGCGAACCTTCTCAGCGCTGACCGACGCATTTCGATCGACGCCATACAAGCTCTGCGCGACCGCAACCCCGGCGCCGAACGATTGGACGGAGCTTGGCACGCACGCCGAATTCCTCGGCGTCAGGACGCGGGCGGAAATGCTGTCCGAGTTTTTCGTCCACGACGGAGGCGAAACGCAAGTATGGAGGCTCAAGGGCCACGCGCGCCAAGCCTTCTGGAAATGGGTCTCGTCGTGGGGTGCTCTCGTACAGACCCCGGCCGACCTCGGGCACGACGACACGCTCTACCGCTTGCCTCAGCTCGTAATTGAGCAGCATACGGTTTCGTCATCGGCCCCGATCGCCGGTCAACTGTTCGCCGTGGAAGCGCAGACGCTATCTGAGCGTAGGGACGCCCGTCGCGCGAGCCTCGCCGAGCGCGTCTCGGCCTGCGCCGAGATCGTCAACGCCTCGCCTGGTCCGTGGGTTGTATGGTGCGACCTGAACGCCGAGGGAGACGCGCTTCGGGCCGCGATTCCTGATGCTCGCGAGATTCGCGGGTCAGATGACATTGACGAAAAGGAAAACCGCCTTTGCGCCTTCGCGCGCGGCGATATTCGAGTGCTCGTCACGAAACCGTCGATCGCGGGCTTCGGACTCAACTGGCAGCATTGCGCGCAGATGGCTTTCGTCGGGGTGACGGACTCCTTCGAGGCGTATTTCCAAGCGGTCAGGCGCTGCTGGCGATTCGGGCAATCAAAGCCGGTTCGCGTGCATATCTTCGCGTCCGAGCAAGAGGGCTCCGTGATCGCCAATTTGCGCCGAAAGGAACGGGACGCCGAGGCGATGGGCGCCGAACTCGCCCGAGAAACCGGCGCCTATGTCCGATCCAACATCATCGGGTTCCAGCGCGAGCGCGACAGCTACGCCGCGTCGATGGAAACCGCCATCCCACCCTTTCTCCGGGACGCCACATGAGCGCGATCGACCAAACCATCGGCGAGACGTTCGCCATCTACCAGGGAGACTGCATCGAAGTCCTCCGCGACCTCCCGGCTGAGAGCGTGGACTATTCGATCTTCTCGCCTCCGTTCGCTTCGCTTTACACTTACTCGAACAGCCCTCGTGACCTCGGAAATTGCCGCGACGATGACGAGTTCTTCGAGCATTTCGACTTCGTGATAGAGCAACTCAAGCGCATCATTAGGCCGGGCCGGCTCGTGTCGTTTCATTGCATGTTGCTGCCTACATCGAAGGTGCGCGATGGCGTGATCGGTCTGAAAGACTTTCGCGGCGACCTGATCCGCGCCTTCAAGCGGCGCGACTTTATCCACCATTCCGAGGTCGTCATTTGGAAAGATCCAGTCACGGCGATGCAACGCACCAAGGCGCTCGGACTGCTGCACAAGAGCGTCCGCGAGAACGCGAGCATGTGCCGTCAGGGCATCCCTGACTATCTCGTGACCATGAGGGCGCCAGGCGATGCCGAGGATCGCGTGATCCACTCCGCACAGGACTATCCCGTCGACAAGTGGCAGAAGATCGCCTCTCCGGTCTGGATGGACATCAACCCGAACGACACGCTGCAATTCCGCTCCGCACGAGAGCACGACGACGAGCGGCACATATGCCCGCTGCAGCTCGAAGTGATCCGGCGCGGGATCGAGCTATGGACTAACCCGGGCGACGTGGTCCTCTCGCCTTTCGCTGGGATCGGCAGCGAAGGGTACGTCGCAATCGAGTGCGGCCGTCGGTTCGTTGGCGTCGAGCTCAAGCGAACATACTACGAGCAAGCGGTTAGGAATCTCGCGATCGCAGCGAAGGGAACGATTCCGCTGTTCGATGCCACATGACCCTCGTCATATCGATCACGCTGCGGAGCGACTATCGAAATCATCGAAGCCGCTGGTAACTATCANAAGCCGCTGGTAACTATCAGAACGTTCGATGAGTCCCCGCAGAAGCCATCGAGCGGATGCGTGCGCGAGCGAGCCTTCGCGCCGGGCATAAACAAGGTTGTATAACAGGAGACAATGATGCAAACGCAACAGCGACAAGGTGACGTTCTTTTGGTCCCGGCGACGCTACCCGAGGCCGCAACGGCCATCACGACAACAGGCGACGTGATCCTTGCCTATGGCGAAATCACTGGCCATGCGCACCGCATCAAAGAGTCGGCCAAAGTGCGCGTATGGTCAGCCGGGGCCGAGCGATTCCTTCAGGTCATGGAGACAACCGCGCTCACGCACGAAGAGCACGCGCCCATCACACTATTGCCCGGGGTCTACAAACTCCCGCAGCAAGTCGAATATTCACCGCGTGAATTGCAGCGCGTCGCGGACTGATCGCCATGGCAGCCAAGATTACGAAGATAACCGCCGCGCAGGCAGAGCAAATGCCTGCGTTCGTGCAACGTTGGATCGACATAGGGCTGTCAACGGAACCAGCGGATTTCGACGCAGCTACCGCCGCGGCCCTACGCGCTTACGATCTATGCGGTCTGCCGCGGCCGTCGGTGATCCTGCGTATGGGCAGCCCATATGCAGCCACCGTCGGCGGCGCACTTGCTTGGATGATTGTGCGTTGCCTGTCTGCCAAAGACCTAAAGCAGCAGGTTCGGCAGCAGGTTCGGCAGCAGGTCCTGCAGCAGGTCCTGCAGCAGGTCGAGCAGCAGGTCGAGCAGCAGGTCGGACAGCAGGTCGTGCAGCAGGTTCGG